GTACGGCACCGACACGCTGCGATATGAAGGCATTGGCAACATGCTTGCGGGGCTGCTTTCGCCCGCTGCCAAAGCCGTTGACGCGCCTATCTCCGCATATCGCGGCACGATCCCGCAGGAAGACATGATAAGCGAAGCGCTTGGCACGGCGGGGCTGGTTAGCGCAGGATCTCTTGCGGCTTCAGGTCGCGGAGCTTTGGAATATGACCCTACAACGACACGCATTTTTGCTGGCAAGCGAGCCGCTGCCAGAACAGGTGACCATCGTCGATCTGCTACTGCAGAAGCTGAAAGTTTGCTTGAGCAAGGATTTAAGAATAGAGAAGTTTATGAGCGTACTGGCGTATTTAGAGGCGCGGATGGGAAGTTGCGCTTTGAGATAGACGATAGCGCTGCAAGCGTTTTAAAAGCCCCTTCACCTAATACAGCCATGCGATTAGAGGACTACTTAACCCATCCAGAGCTTTACGAGTTGTATCCATCAATGCGTGGGATGCCTGTTGATTTCAAGCAGCCTAAAGATATGGATGGTGCCGGTGGAACATTCTCACCGTCTAACCAAAGAATTTCATTGGCGATGAATGACCCAGAGAAAATGCGGTCTATCTTGCTGCACGAAGCTCAACATGCGGTGCAAAATCGTGAAGGTTTTAGCGGCGGCTCAAGCCCTACTGATGATTACTCAAAAACGCAGGCTAAAGAATTTTCTGACAATTTATTTTCCTCATCAGACGCCAAAAACATGCGGTATCAATATGACTCGTTCAACAACCAATACGATCAGATTAAGCCTTTGTATCAGGTTGAATACATTGATAAATTAAACAGCCTTTCAAGAAAGGCGATTGAGGGAAGGGCTAAACCCGCAGAAGTGACGCGCCTTCAAGATTGGTATAAGTACGGTAATAAAATTGTAGATAATTTAGGCCCAATGCCTAAGCGCTCTGGGGTTGCCCGTGACAATTGGATTGCATCAGCTTCTGCTCAATTGCGTGATTTTAGATTGTCTGAAATGACCGATTTTGAAAAAGATTTGTATAATGCTGCTCGCCGTAATTTTGACACACCCAAAGATGTTAAGAACGCAATAAAACGCATTGAGCGTAAAATTGAAAAACACAGAGCTGGGGCGTTTGGCTTTAGGGAATTGGTAAATAGAGCAAGGGAGGTTCAAAGTTTAAACGCAATTGACGCTTATTTGCGTGAGGCCGGAGAGGTTGAAGCGCGTAATGTTCAAGCAAGAGCCAACCCTGACAACCCAAAAGGCTTTCCTCTGGATACAGCAGAATTTTCACCAAATCAGCAAATTATAAGCAGCTTGCGGGCTGGTCAAAACTTAGTAGATGTTTCGTCTCAAGGGCGAAAACCTATTGGCAGAGGATTGTTAGACTAATGGCTATTTCAACATACACGGATCTAAAGACGTCAGTAGCCAGCTGGCTAAACCGCGATGATCTGACGTCTGTCATCCCTGATTTTATTTCGCTGGCAGAGGCTGGCATCAATCGTGACTTGCGGCATTACAAGATGATCGAGCGCGCAGATGCCACGCTTGATAGCAGATACGTGCAGATGCCTACGGATTGGATGGAGACTGTCAGGTTCAGCATCACGTCCGGCAACACGTATCGCCTTGAGCTGGTTTCGCGTGATGACATGCTTGAGTATCGGCAGAAGACAGCGGATGCGTCTGGCCGCCCACGGTTTTACGCAAACATTGGCGATACGATTGAGGTGTTCCCGACGCCTGATGCTGACTACACGATGCAGCTGCAATATTACGCTAAGACGCCCGCGCTGAGCGATAGCAACGCATCCAACTGGCTGCTGCTGGACGCGCCAGACGTTTACCTATATGGCACGCTTATTCAGTCGGCACCGTATTTGCAGGATGACGCCCGCACGCAGACTTGGGCTGCGCTTTACGCGGCGGCGTTGCAGTCGCTGCAAAAGGCGTCCGATGACACGCGATTTGCTGGTTCCGGCCTTAGAATGCGCGTTACTAGCTACTGATCTGAAAATGGTGTATGGTTCACCTAGATATATCTAACGGAGAAATCCATGTCTTTAACAAATGCATTTGAGACAAGTACGCTAAAGTATTTGTTGACCACCGACAGCGTAACGCGGCCGACAGCTTGGTACGTTGGCCTGTTTACATCTGACCCGACAGATACCGGCGCTGCTGGCACAGAGGTTTCTGGTAACGGCTACACCCGCAAGGTTGCTGCATTCACAGTAACTAACGATACCGCATCAAACTCTGCGTCAATTGAGTTTCCTGCGGCGAGCGGCGGCAACTGGGGAACGGTGGGCTGGATCGGCATTATGGACGCGTCTTCTGGCGGCAATATGATTATCCACTCTGCTTTGACAACCGCCAAAGCGATTAACGACGGCGATGTGTTCCGCATTCCTACGGGCGATCTTGACGTAACGGCGAGCTAATGGGCTTGCGCTCAACATATAACTCAGGGGTTTATGACTCTGGGTTATACGGCGAGCCTGAGACAACGCAGGGGGCTGCTTCTGCGTCTATTGGCGTTTCCGCGTCTGCGTCTGCCGTTACGATTGTAGACGGCGCAGCGTCCACAGCTATTGCATTTGCCGCATCGCAGCCAACTGGCGTGCGCGTTGTTGATGCGTCTGCAAGCATAAGCCTTGGCGGCATTGTTTCCGTCAGCGCGGTAAAATACGAGGTTATTCCCGGATTTAGACCGGGCTACGGGCTTAACACTTACGGATCGTATATTTACGGCAAAAACATTAGCATTGAAGAAGGTAGCGCCTCTGCGAATATTGCTTTTGCCGCGAGCGTTTCCGGCGGTGTTACGCGGAATGTTTCTGCTTCCACTGCGATTGCATTTTCTGCAACCGCAAACGGCGTTTACGATGTGGTGGCCTCAACTACCGCCGCTATTTCAATTTCGTCCGATATAGGGTATATCAGAATAAGGACTTTTGCGGTTTCCGACAATATTGCGTTTACGCCTGTCGTGAATGCTAGGTATAAGTGGGAAGACGCACCCGACCCGACAACCATATGGACAGAAGCATCTGATCCATCAACGACTTGGACAGAAGCAGACTACTTAGAGAGGGCCGCATAATGCCTACGACAACGACGAATTATTCTTGGAATAAGCCAACCGTAGGCGGCGACGAAGACGCTTGGGGTGGCTTTCTAAACGGTAACTGGGATGCTCTTGATACGTTGCTTGGCGGCGTTACAAACACTGAGTTTGAAATCCTTGACGGCGCAACTGTCACGACAGCAGAGCTTAATCTGCTAGACGGTGTTACAGCAACAACCGCAGAGCTTAATTACGTTGACGGTGTAACTTCTGCAATCCAAACGCAGCTTAATGCCAAGGTTGGCGCAACCTACACCGGCGATGTAGATATCACTGGCGAGCTAATCGTTGACAGCTACAACGAAACCTACGGCGCTGTTACATCAAGCTCCAACGCCACAACGGTAAATTGTGAGGCGGGCAACGCATTCAGTCACACGCTGACAGAAAACACCACGTTCACGTTCTCTAACCCACCAGCCAGCGGCACTGCGTATAGCTTTAGCCTTGAGATTATTCAGGATGCATCTGCTTCTGGGTTCACGGTCACTTGGCCTGCGGCTGTTGATTGGCCCGCTGCTACGGCACCAACACTGACAGCGACTGCCTCTGCGAAGGATGTTTTTGTGTTTTACACCCGTGACGGTGGAGCAAACTGGTACGGATTTACGGCTGGACAAGGGCTAGGATAAACGATGGCTACGAAGAAGAAGCTATTACAAGCGGCGGCTGGAAATGCTGGTGGTGCTGGCCTTGATGTAGATGAGGTGTTCAGCACATATTTGTATGATGGGACAAGTTCTGCTCAAACGATTACCAACGGCATTGACCTTGCTGGCGAAGGTGGTTTGGTTTGGATGAAGAATCGTACTTCTAGCTCTTATTCTCATGCACTTCAACATACCACTATAGCTAATGGAGGTTACCTTAGTTCAAACAATACTAATGCCTTTCAGGCGGCAGCAAACAACGGTATTTCTGCGTTTAATTCTAATGGGTTTACTTTTGATACAGGAAACTGGGAGGAGTTTAATAATTCCTCACATGACTACGCATCTTGGACATTCCGCAAAGCCCCTAAGTTTTTTGATGTGGTGACTTATACTGGGGATGGAACAAGTAACAGACAAATACCACATTCTATTGATGGGCCTGTGGGTTTTATCCTTATAAAAAGCACTTCCGGCACTGGCAACTGGTTAGCATGGCACAGAAGTGTTGATCCTGGTTATGGCATATTGGATTTAACTCTTGCGTTTACATCGGGTTCTAATGGCTTTTTAGATGCGGTTGCGGATACTTATTTTGAGACTTCTTGGCTTAATACATCTGGCGTATCCTACGTCGCCTACTTATTCGCACACAACAACAATGACGGTGAGTTCGGCCCTGATAGCGATCAAGACATTATCAAGTGTGGTAGTTATACTGGTGACGGTGGGGCGGGAACAACAGAAGTAGACCTTGGGTTTGAACCGCAATGGATACTAGTTAAAGCCTCCAGCGCAGCAGATAGCTGGTTTGTTATAGATAATATGCGTGGTTGGGCTACACATAACAACACAGCTAACGATGCATATCTTTTGCCAAACGCAACAAATGCTGAAAGTACAGGTGGCTTTTTAGATATAACTAGCACAGGCTTTAAGACAACACTTTATAGCAACGTCAATGTAAGTGGCAGAGACTACATCTACATAGCCATACGCCGTGGCCCTCTTGCTCCAGCTGAGACGGCGACTGAGCTGTTTGATGTTGTTACACGAACAGACAGCGGTTCAAATACTCAACACACTGTAGGGTTTGCCCCTGATGTTGTGCTTGATATGTCTCGTCCTTTATACAGTTTTAACTTTGTATATGATAGACTAAGAGGTGGCAAAAAGTATCTTGCTACAAATGCCACAAGTGCAGAAGGTACATTTGACTATATTACGTTTGATGATGAAACAGGGAAGTTTACTACTAAGACGCAAACGTCAGGTGGCATTACTTTTGTAGATTATGTATGGAAACGTGCGCCTAACTTCTTTGATGTCGTTGCTTATTCTGGTAATTATACAGCCAGAACAATAAACCACAATCTTGGTGCGGTGCCTGAGATGATGTGGGTAAAAAATCGCAGCGGTAATGCAGATTGGACTGTTTATCATAAAGACTTAGGCGCAACAAAATATATTGAGTTTAAAACTTATCCTGCCGCAACAAACTCAGCAAGATGGAACAATACAGCACCAACTTCAAGTGTTTTTACTTTAGGTGATCATGGAAATGTAAACGCTACTGGCGATGACTACATAGCCTACCTATTCGCAAGTCTAGCTGGCATATCCAAGGTCGGTTCAGTAACTCATTCTGGAACAACAAACGTGGACTGTGGCTTCTCCGCGGGCAGCCGCTTTGTGCTTCTGAAGCGCACTGATGCAACAGGCGATTGGTATATTTGGGATAGTACTAGAGGAATTGTATCAGGTAATGATCCGTATCTTCTGCTGAACACGACAGCGGCAGAAGTTACGAACACGGACTACATTGACCCGCTATCGTCAGGCTTCACGATTACCAGCAGCTTTACTGCTGGCGACTACATCTTCTACGCAATAGCGTAACTCAACTGACACAGGAGACTTTCAATCATGTCAGAATACCGCAACAGAACGACAGGCGAAGTTAAAACGCAGGGGCAATGGCGGGCAGCTAACCCCAATATGTCTTTGCCAAGGGTCTGGAAAGATGCAACGCTAGATGCACTAAACTTAGACCCAGTGCTGCGCAGCCCAGCGGCCACCACAACAGCATATCAAAGCTCAGTTCGTGATGGCGTTGAGCAGGATGCCAATGGCAACTGGGTAGAGAAATATGTTGCCCGTGACATGTTCCAAGACACCACTGAAGATGGCGTTACAACCACAAAAGCAGAGCATGAAGCGGCTTATCAGGCCACCTTGGATGCAGCAGAAGCAGAGCGTAATCGAACCAAGCGTGATGGTTTGCTGGCTCAAACAGATTACTTTGCGCTAACCGACGTAACGATGGATGCGCCGATGACAACCTACCGTCAGGCGCTGCGTGACATTACAGCCCACGCTAACTGGCCCAACTTGGCCGATGATGACTGGCCGACGAAGCCGTAAAGGGGGAGAAGGCACATGCCGTTGATCCCACTTAACATACCCGCAGGCCAATATCGTAACGGCACTGAATATCAGTCTCAGGGCCGGTGGCGCGATGCAAACCTGATCCGCTGGCACGAAGGCGCGCTGCGCCCCGTTGGCGGCTGGCGTCAGCGCGGAAGCGTTGACCTAGACGGCGTGACCCGCACGATGATTGCGTGGGAAGATAACAGCGCTGGCCGACGCGTGGCGTTTGGAACGTACAATAAGTTGTACGCCATGACGTCTAGCAATACTGTAAGCGAGATCACGCCCGTCGGCTTCACCGCAGGCAGGCAGGACGCTACGTCCTTCACTAGCTATGGTGGCGGGGTTTACGGCAGCAGCCTTTACGGTTTACCCGCAGAAGACACCGGCTCTATTTTGCCAGCGACCACATGGAGCTTGGAAAACTGGGGCGAATACTTGCTGGCCAACACAGCCGATGACGGCAAGATTTACCAGTGGCAGCTTAACGCTTCAACGCCCGCCGCCGTGCTGTCAAACGCCCCGACAAACTGCTCTGGCATGATGGTGACGGAAGAGCGTTTTGTGTTTGCGTTTGGCGCAGGCGGCAACCCCCGCAAGGTTGCATGGTCTGACCGTGAAGATAACAATACTTGGACGCCAGCAGCAACAAACGAAGCCGGTGACATTGAGATACAAACCAACGGCACAATCCTCAAAGGATTACGCACACGCGGGCAGTCGTTGATCCTTACAGATCAAGACGCGCACACGGCCACATATAGTGGCCCGCCGTTTGTGTATGGCTTTGAGCGCGTTGGTACGTCGTGCGGCTTGATTGCGTCCAACGCAGCTGCGTCGATTGACGAGGGCGTGGTGTGGATGGGCCAGCGCTCGTTCTTCATTTACGCTGGTGGATCTGTGCGAGACTTGCCGTGCGAGGTTGCTGACTATGTTTTCAGCGACATGAACAATGACCAGCGGTCAAAGGTTCACGCCGTTGTAAACAGCCGCTTCAACGAAATCTGGTGGTTTTATCCAAGCGCAAGCGCAACAGAATGCGACAGCTACGTTGCATTTGATTACGCTGAAAATATTTGGACAACCGGCACGATTGACCGCACAGCTGGTGTGGATCGAGGCGTGTTTCGTCAGCCCTTCTGGATTGCCGCTGATGGCATTTTGTACGAGCAAGAGGTTGGCTTTGACTACGGTGGCCAAGCGCCGTTTGCCGAAACAGGCCCGATTGCGCTGGGCGTTGGTGAAAACGTAATGGCTGTGCGCGGCATGATCCCAGACGAAAACACGCTGGGTGACGTGAATGCCACATTTAAGACGCGTTTCTATCCAACGGATACGGAGCGAGACTACGGGCCGTATAGCATGGCAAACCCAACAAGCCTGCGATTTACCGGACGTCAGGTAAGAATGCGGGTTACAGGCAATACGTCATCTGATTGGCGCGTCGGCATCATGCGGCTTGACGCAGTGGCTGGCGGGCGCAGATGAGCCGAATACTTCCACCCATTACGGAAAACATAAACCAGTGGGCCGAGAATATGCGGCGCTACTTGGGCCGTGCTTTGGATCAGCTGGGGTTCAAGGAAACGTATTCGTCGGCTTCCGAGAATGGCGTTTTGCTATGGGATAACGTCAACGGGTATCCCGTGGTTTCCAAGAACGGCGAGTGGCGTCAGGTTGTTCTTGAGGATGGCCACGCTGATTTTATGAAAACGGCTGACGTCGTGCCGGTAGCAGCAAACACAGCCTACAAGCTGACTTACGATGCTCCCACCGGCAATGACGGAATAACACAAGGCACGCCAGCTTCAAGGATTGTTTTCGAGGAAGCTGGCCAATACGTCATATCGTTCTCCGCGCAAATATCATCAACGTCTGCCAGCACGGTTCACTTCTACTTCTGGCCAAGCGTGAACGGAACAAATGTTGCCGACAGCGCTATGACAACGGCGCTTCACCAAAACAACGCCACGGTTGTCACGTCGCGCACTCAGATATTCACGCTTGCAGCCGGTGATTACTTGGAAGTGAATTACATGATCGACAACACAAGCGGCTTCCTAAATTACACCGCAGCATCTTCGCCTGTGCCAGCGATCCCAGCGTCAACCTTAGCGATCACGAGGCTTCATGGATAAAGAGCTTGAGAGATGCCGCGACTGGATTGAAGCCGCTTTGGAGTATTCCGGCGGCACGCATGACTTTATTGATGTGGCAGAGGGTATATACAAAGGCAGCATGCAGCTCTGGCCTACGCCGAGGGGGTGCATAGTTACCGAAATAGTGGTATATCCGAGGAAGAAAGTTTTAAACGTGTTTCTTGGCGGCGGCGAGTTGGATCAGATTTTAGAAATGCATGAAGATGTGGTAGCATGGGCGAAATCGCAAGGATGCTCTGCATTGACTATGACGGGCCGGTTTGGCTGGAAGAAACCACTGAAGGCGCATGGCTGGGAGCCACTGCACGCCTCATATGTGAAGGAGTTTGAATAATGTCAGGCGGCAAAGGTGGATCAACAACGTCAAGCGTTGAAATTCCAGAATATATTGAGGAAGCAGCACGCCGCAATTTGGCCAAGGCTGAAGACATTAGCCAGATTGGGTATGTGCCATATTACGGGCCTGATGTTGCCGCGTTTACGCCATTTCAAGAAGCAGGCTTCCAGCAGACTGCTGACGTTGCGTCTGCGTTTGGTGTGGGGCCGCAGATGTCTCAGACGGACATTATGGGCGGCATGCCAGCGGCGACAGAGTTTACTGGTGGTGTGCGTGGATACAGCTCAGCCCCGCTGTACCAGCAAGCCGTTGACGAGCTTGCCGCGCAGCGTCCGGCGCAAGCGCAATTTATTGAAAGCTTTTTCATTGATCCCGTAACGGGCCAAGTGGGATCGCGTGTGCCGACTGAATATGATTATACATCACCCGTTGCACCTGTTGATAGCGGTGGTGGCGGTGGTGGCGGTGGTGGCGTTGCTCCGATTGTAGCACCAGTTTCACCTGTTGCACCTTATACTCCAGCAGACCCCGCCTTAGCTATTCAGCCTGACGAAACGATATTCAGCGCTACACCACCAGAGGTTCAGGTAGCGCAGGAAATACTAGCGACTGATCCGCTGAATCCGCAATATAATGACGCGTTTGAAGCTGTTTACGACTATCAAGCAGAGCAGGCTGCACAAGACCCGACAGGTCAATCAACTGGGTTTGGCATAACGCCAGAAATAATTGACGCTGTTGGCGTAGACGCGTTTTTGCCGCCGGTCACTACTCGAGCAGACCCCGCCTTAGCTATTCAGCCTGATCCAGAGATATTCAGCACTACACCACCAGAGGTGCAAGCAGCGCAGGAATTGCTTGCGACTGATCCGCTGAACCCGCAATACAATGAAGCGTTTGAAACTGTTTACGACTACCAATCAGAGCAGGCTGCACAAGATCCAACAGGCCAATCAACTGGGTTTGGTATAACGCCAGAAATAATTGACGCTGTTGGCGTAGACGCGTTTTTGCCGCCACAAGCGATTACTCCCGACCCGCAGTTAGCCGGTGAAGCGCCTGCGTTTGTACAAGCTGGCCAGCAGCAACTGGCGACACTTCCATCAGACCCTAACTACAACCCAGTTTTTCAAGAAGTATATGATTACCAGTCAGACCGAGCGCAACGAGATCCTCGCGGCCAGATGACTGGGGTGGGCATAACGCCGGATATAATTGACGCAGCTGGCGTGGACGCGTTTTTACCGCCAGAAGCAGGCGGCGGTCTGCTGTCTAATATCGGGGAATTTATCGCCAGCGGTGGGGTTACTGGTGCCGCATTAAGGGGCGTTGGCGGTCTTTTGGAGCCTGCCCTTGGCGCAGCAGAAAGCGGCATAGCTTCAATGATTGGCGACCCGCGCACATTTGCTCAGCGTGACGCCGATAGGCTGGAGGCAGAAAGGCTCAGAGCCATCGACAGGTCGCAAGAAGAGAGCGCCGCAGTTGAAGCGCAAAGGGAAGCATCCAGAACTGAGCAGGAAAAGCTAAAAGTGTCAGACCCAGAGGCGTTTGTCGCTCAGTTTGGCAAGGAAGGCAAAGCAGACGCCAAGAAGGCTGTTAAGACTGCGCAAAAGTTAGCTGTTGCTCCAAGGCCGCCAAGCCTAACGTCTGATAAGGCAAGAGATTGGATGAAGTCCAACGTAGGCATCAGCGTGGATAAAAAAGATGCAACTGACCGGATCCGCTCATTGCAGCGGGATTGGGATAGGCAGAACGGATAAAGGAGACAGAAATGGCTGGACAAGGTTCAAAAGGTGGCGGTCAGGTAGTCGCTCCAACAATGGGCGCAGCGCCTGCATCTGGCATGGCCCCGATGGCCCCGCTAGCGCCGACTGCTGGGTTTAACGTAAACCAAGCATCTGCTGGCGCATTGCAAGGCGCGCTTGGCGGCACGCAGGCGGCAATGGCAGGCCCGCTGCAAGTTGGCGCGTATATGAACCCGTACACGCAGAACGTAATTGATCGCACGCAGCAGGACATTGCTCGGCAGCAAGAGATGGCGATGAACCAGCTTGGCGCTCAAGCAACAAGAGCGCGTGCATTTGGCGGGTCACGCCAAGGCGTTGCCGAGGGTGTTGCCGCCGGAGAGTTTGGGCGCATGGCGGGCGATATTGCCGCTCAGCAGCGTCAGACCGGATACAACACAGCGATGCAGCAGGCGATGGCTGACAGGCAGGCGCGCCTTGGCGCAGCATCGCAGCTTGGCGCATTGGGCCAGCAGGCATTTGGCACCGGCCAAGCGATCCAGCAGCAGCAGATGCAGCAGGGTCTCATGCAGCAGATGTTGCAGCAGTCTCTGATCGACGCGGCGCGTGGCCAATATGCAGGCTATACCGGCGCACCGCAGGCAGCGCTCGCAGCGCCATTGGCGGCGCTTGGGGCAACGCCAGAACAGTACACGAAGACAGAGACAATGAAGCCGGGATTGTACAATTACTTCCAGACGATTATGGGGATGCCGAGGTAACAGATGACACCGTTTGAGCGCCTAAAGTCACGCATATTCGCCACTGAAAGCAGCGGCGATTATAACGCGCTTTACAACTACGCAAACCGCGAAGGAAGTCCTTTCGCTGGGTTTAAGCTTACGGGTATGACGGTTGACGAGGCGCTTGAGTTTGCTAACCCGTCTGGCCCATACGCGCAATATGTAAAGGGCCAAGTTGGTCGCGTTGCTACGCCCATGGGTGCCTATCAAGTGGTTGGGTCTACTCTTGCAGATGCAAAAAAAGGTCTTGGCCTGACTGGCAGCGAGATGATGACAGAAGATCTGCAAGACAAGATCGGGAAATGGATATACAAGACGCAAGGCCCATCAGCTTGGGAAGGTTTGAAAGGAAAAGACATGGCAACTCCAATGGATAGGGCGCGCGAAGAAGAGCTGCGCAGGCAGATGCTGGCCAGCGGCACGGCTCCACAAGCAGCGCCACGCGCGCCACTGTCGGCGCTACGGCAGGATCGCCCGCAGGCAGCGGCAGCGCCGCAGCAGCGCAGAGGCGGCTTAGGCGGCATCATGGATTACCTTGGCAAGCAAAGCCCGACAACCGGCATGACGCGTGCGGAGCAATTCGCTGCGGCGCTCGATCCGCTGATTATGCCGGAGATGCGCGCCGGCGAGGTGATCAGGGCGCGCGGCGCGCAGCGGCAGGCGGCTGCAACGAAGAACAAGACGGTCGAGTATCTGCGCAGGATGGGATACGATGACTATGCTCAAGCCGTGGAGAGCGGGGCGATCGGCGCAAAGGATATTATGAATGCGCTGGTCAGCAAGTCGATGGAGACGCCGAAAGGCAAGGGTCAGATCGTAAGCGCTGAGCAGTTGCGCAAGATGTACCCGAATGCGGAAATCGCTGAAGGCTTATACAATTTGAAGCCAGACGGCACTGCCAATAAGATCGGAGGCGGGCCAATGGTTCAGATTGGCGGCGGTGAAGGTGAGTTTGCGAAGGTTGGTCAAGCAGAGTTGGCAAGAAACTTTGCCGAGATGGCGCAAGCTGGACGAGATGCGACGTCTAATCTTGGACGCATTAAGCTTCTTGACGAGTTGTTGGATGAAAGTGGCACCGGATTAAGCGCGGGCTTCTTGTCACGCGCAAACCAGTATTTTGGCGTAGACTTTAGAAGCGCCCCAGCGGCAGCCGCTGAAGCCATAATTAGCCAACTTGTTCCGGCGCAGAGGCCACCCGGTTCTGGCGTTATTTCGGATGCAGACTTGGCACTATATAAGGCATCACTGCCGGCCATCCAGAACCAGCCAAACGGCAACAAGCTTATCGTGAAAAGTATGGTTGCGATTACTGAACACAACGCCAGAGTTGGCAGAATAGCGTCTAAAGCGCTGACTGATCCAAATTATAGCATTCAGCAAGCGGAAGATGATATCGCAGCATTGCCAGATCCGTTTGAAAGCGTCAGAAGCTTTTTAGGCGGCAGTGACGCCAATATACCCGCGCCGGACATGACAGAAAGCGAAGCGCTTGATCTGCTAAAGCAACCGAGCGGAGATTAACATGGCTGAAATGACATACGCCGAAGCCTCCAATGTTCAAGCGGCAATCGCCGCATTGGAAAAGCTTGAGGCCGCCGGAACGATAAGCGAAGACGGCCAGAAGGCGCTGGACGCTGCACGCAAAAAACGCAAGCCAGCAAGGCAGGCTGAAATTGAAACCATCGCCACATATCGCGGCTTCCAGAAGGGTGTTAGCTTAAACTTGGCTGACGAGATCGCCGGTGCATACCAAGCGGCAAATGATCTATTCAGAGGCGGCGACATAGAAGGCGCGAAAAAGGCATACGCAAAATATCGTGACCTTGTTCGCCAGCGAGACGAGGCGGCGCAGCTGCTGGCTCCAGAGCAGTTTGCTAAAGGTGAAGTCTCAGGCGGCGTTGCGGGCGCAGCACTGCCGGTTGCCACGGGCTTGCGGATGGCTAAAAACTTAGGCACGGCAGGACAAGTTATTTCTGGTGCGGCCACCGGCGCAACAGCGGCAACTCTTCCAGAGTTTGCTGGCGGCGAGGGTGGATTCGGGCCACGCATGAAAGAAGTTTCGCCGTTTACCGCAGCAACGGGTGCAACGCTTGGCGGTGTTGCGTCAGTCGCGGGGCGTATAGCTGGCGCTACCACCAGAGGCATCCAAGACATAGCACGCGGCGGCAAAGAAGGCTTTAGCGGCGCTGCGCTGCGCAGAGTTGGCCGAGCAATGCAGAGGCCACAAGTAGCGGGCCAAGATATTCAAGCGTATTTGCGCTCACTTGGCCCAGAGGGAACAGTCGCAGACATTGCAGGATCGCCGCGCAGCATGGCGCAGGGATTGGCCACAATGCAGGGCGAGGGCGCAGACGTATTGCGCAGGCAGCTTGAGCAGCGCGCAGGCGGCGCAGGAGAGCGCGTAGAGCAAGTTATGTCTGAGCGTATCGGCCCCGCCATTGCAGCGTCTGAAGAGCGTGCAGCGCAGGCCATGCGCAAGTCGTCTGAGCTTGGGCCAATGTATGACGCGGCTATGCAGAGCGGCGCAGAGTTTGATATCAGCGCGTTGCGCTCTGGCTTGGTTATGATGGCAGACGATGCGGCGGCTAACGTCAGAAGCGGTCTAAACGCTGTATTGCGTGATCTGGGCAAGGAGGGGCCAGTTTCGGCGTCTAAACTCCACAACGCTCGCAGCGCCTTGGGAGACGCAATTACGTCTGCTAGAATAGCTGGGCAGAATAATAAAGTCAGGCAGCTGATGCCCATACTGGACGAGATGGACAAGCGCCTTGATGAAATACCAAATTACGCCACGGCGCGCGCCGGATACGCCGAAAGTTCACAGATCGAGCGTGCGGTGGATAATGGGCGTTCTGTGTTCGCTGGCGGCCCGACATCTGCGTTGTCGCCAGAAGACTTGAAGGCAATGCTCGATAAGATGAAGCCACTTGAGCGTGACGCATATGTGAAAGGCGCGAGAGAATACATTGCCGCCCTTATGGGTACATCAAGAAGCGACGCGGCATCCGCGTGGCAGCAATTTGACAAGTCTTGGAACCGCGAAAAGTTGCAGCTTCTGCTTGGCAAGCCGGACGCGGATGCAGTCACGCAGAGGCTCTTTGCCGAAAAAGAGTTTTCCGGCACGCGTGGCGATGTTTTGGCCGGATCGCAGACTGCGTTCCGCGAGGAGGCCGCAGAAAGTTTGGCCGACATCAGAGAACCAGACAGCATGCGAAAGCCGTCACCCATCGCGCGCGCTTATCAGGGAATGTTCGCTGATCCTGTGAACCGCATGATCGACGAGGTTCTTTACGGGGCCAAGCGGTCAAACTTAAACCGTCAGATCGGTGAATTGCTGTCAATGCAGGGCGCGGATCGTGACAGACTGGTGCCTGTTCTGTTACAAGAAGCTAAGCGGCTTCAAGACCCAACACGCGCGCAGCAGATAACAGACGCGCTTGTTACTTTCGGCCTGACAACTTACGGCGCAACACGCGGAGAATAAAATGCAACCACAGCCAAAAGATCGCCGTGAAATCGAAAGCATCGTGCAGAATGCGATCAGCGATGCCGTTGACTTCGTTGAAAGCGAAATCAGCGAAGACCGCATCAAGGCGCAGCGCTACTACGACGGCGAGGTTGATATTGGCCATGAAGACGGGCGCAGCAAGGTTGTGTCAACTAAAGTGCGTGACACGATCCGCTCCGTGAAGCCAAGCCTGATGCGTATCTTCATGTCCACTGCGAGGCCGGTAGAGTTTATCCCGAAAGGCCCAGAAGACGTTGCGCTGGCCGAGCAGGCCACCAGCTTCATACAGCACGAGTTTACGCGCCTAAACGGATACCGCGTGCTAAACGACGCCTTCCAAGACGCTATGGTCAAGAAGCAGGGCATCGTGAAGGCATATTGGCACGACTACCCAGTAGCAGAAATATACACCTACACCGACTTGTCTGATGACGAATACACGTTTCTTATCCAAGAAGATGACGTTGAGGTGATTGAACATACGATGGAAATGTCCATCGAAATGGATCAGATGGGCATGCAGATCGAGCTTCCTGTCCATTCGGTCAAGATTAGCCGCACAGAAATGAAGGGCGAGCTGCGCATAGAAAGCATCCCGCCGGAAGAGTTTTTCGTAAACCGCGACTGCCGCTCATTTGATGACGCATATGTCGTGGCGCACCGCACAGATATGCGCGTTGGCGATCTGGTTGAGATGGGCTTTGACTTTGACGTCATATCTAACTTGACGCCGTTCGACGGCACAAACGACATGACCGGCGCAGAGGTGCTTGAGCGCCAAGGCTACGAGGAAGACTTGTCGGATGAAGACGAGCTAGATCCAGCCATGAAGCTGGTTGGCATTACAGAAGCCTACATGCGTATGGATGTTGACGGTACGGGCGTGCCGGTGCTGTACAAGTTTCTCTGCGGCGGCACATCATACGAGCTGCTAGACTTCATGCCTTGCGACGAAATCCCGTTTGCCAAGTTTGAAATAGACCCAGAGCCACATAGCTGGTACGGCCACAGCCTTTCTGAGCTGGTGGAAAACGATCAAGACGCAGCGACGTCTATTCTGCGTGGCATCTTGGACAACGTGGCGATGACCAACAATCCGCGCATTGGGATTGTGGACGGCGCAGTAAATATTGACGATGTGCTGAACAACGAAATCGGCTCACTTGTGCGGATGCGCCAAGCCGGATCTGTGCAGGATCTGAGCGTGCCATTTGTCGCCGGCCAGACGCTATCTGCGCTGGCATATATGGATCAGCTCACAGAGCAGAAGACAGGCGTTACAAGCGCCTCTGTGGGGCTTAATCCCGACGCATTACAGTCCACCACAAAAGCAGCCGTTCAAGCGTCTGTGCAGGCAGCTGCGGGCCAAACAGAGGTGATGGTACGCAACCTAGCTGACGGCCTGCGTGACTTGTTTGGCGTCATGCTGCGCCTGATGAATAAGAATATGGACGAGGAAAAGATGATGCGGATGAACGGGCAGTTTATCCCCGTCAATCCGCGCATCTGGGATACGTCTATGGACACCAGCATCAACGTCGGGCTTGGCACTGGCCGCGAAGAAGAAAAGCAGATGGCGTTGCAGCAGGCGTTGCAGATGCAGCAGATGGTTTACCAGCAATATGGCCCAATGAACGGCTTGGTGAGCTTGACCAATATCCGCAACACGCTGGCAGACAGTCTGGCGCTGTCAGGCGTGCGCAATGCCGACCGTTATTTCGCGCCGATTACGCCGGAAATCGAAATGCAGATGCTACAGATGCAGCAGCAACAGCAGGCCATGATGGCGCAGCAGGGTCAGGCGCAAGATCCAAACGCCGCATTCTTGCAGGCTGAGCAAATGAAAGCGCAGGGCAAGATGCAGTCTGACATGATGAAATTGCAGCTAGATGCGCAAAAAGCAGCGGCAGATGATGATCTGAAACGTGACCAGATGGCTCAGGATCTGATGGTGGATGCCGCCAAGATATATGGCCAATACGGAACCGCAGTGGACACGGCTCGCATTAAGGCAGAGCAGGATAAAGTTCGCATGATCGGCGGCATGGCACAGGACTTTGGAAAGAGAGTTAAAAGAGCCTGAAATCGCTGAAAGGGAAGCGAATGGAACCAGTGTTTCTTGCAGAGCTTGCTGGGAGTAATCTGGATGGGGCTCTGATTCAGCGCAAGCGTTTCAGGGTTCTTTGAAGGTGCATTCTTG